GACACTATAGATAAAGATACAAACAAAGTTGTTGCTGTAAATGGACAGCCTACTAACTATGTCAATGGAGGATTTGCATATAAAGCTGATGGAAATCAAGCTATTATAACCAGAGTAGACGGAGTAGATTCAGAATTATAAAGTAAATGGCTAGGAGATATAAAGAAATAGAGGAATTAAAATCTGCCGACGGTAGAAGATATAGAACTAATACTATATACCCTTCTGTACCTGAAAGTGAAGATGATACTTATATAATTACTACTGGTGGTGATAGGTATGATACTCTTGCAAGACAATTCTATGGTGATTCTAGTTTATGGTGGGTTATAGCATCAGCTAATAATTCTAAAAAAGATGGTCTTATAGTAGAACAAGGAGTACAGTTAAGAATTCCAGTAAGTGCTGCAAATGCTATCGGCCTTTTTGAGAACCTTAACAAGAACAGATAATGAAAAGCAATGAAACATTTGGTTCTGGAGTTTCTCAAAAAGTAGTAGATGTAATAGAGCAAAGAGAAAAACTTCACAAAAATCCTAAAACACCACGTGAACATAGTTTAATTAATTCAAATACTGCTTGGGTTAAACTAAGATCTAGTATAAATGAAATTTCAGAAGCTGAAGCTAATGAGGTTGTACAGGATAAAGAAGGATTAAAGAGGCTTCCACCTGGAACCTCCGAAAAAGCCGAACTGTTTGTTTTAATGGGAGGAACTCAAAATGCTTTCGCAGGCGGGAGCAACCCAGGTATTAGATCAGGCGTTGAACTAGGTACTGATTTTAATGCTACTAAAGCATATAATTGGGACAGAGGTGAACATGGACCTGCTAACAAATTAGGTTTTCGTCCTATGGCCGGTATTACCAACTTTAAAGTAGCATCGAAAAATACCTACGGTACTCTCCAACAAGCTGAAGTAGACTTTGTAGTATGGACATTAGATGATCTTGAAAGAGCAGAACTTTTATTTTTCAGACCCGGATATACCGCATTACTTGAATGGGGACATTCAGTATTTATAGACGGAAAAGGTGTTTGTAATATTGCCGATAATACTAATTTTACAATTGAAGACGAACCTTTTTTCAATGGTTCTACACCTAAAAAAATAGATGAGCTGATAGCAGCAAAACGAAAAGAACTTAGTTTCAATTATGATGGTATGTTTGGTTTTGTTACTAACTTTAACTGGAGTTATAGATCTGACGGAGGTTATGATTGCTCAGTCCGTATTATATCTAGAGGAGCTGTTTTAGATTCAATAAAGACAGGTAACCAGGAAGACCATATAGAACAAACAGAAGAAGAAATAGAAGAAACTAAAAAAGAAAGAAAATCAATTTGGCATTCAGGTTTTACTGCTCTTGAAAAGAAAAATGGCCCTGAAATAGAAGGAAGAGAAGCATGGAATTTTTGGCAACCAAGAGGCTTAGGTGATTTGTTAGAAAGAGATTTTAAAGCTTTCGGGTTTACTCTTGACATAGCAGATGGAAAATATGCTTACTGGTTAAATGAAGATGCTATAGATTTAAGGTATATACCTCTCTATACTGTTTTAGATATTTTTAATACTTTTGTAGCATTAAAAGATCCGAAAACCAAAGGTGAATTTTCGAAATTTTTAATTTTTAATGAAAATACATACTTAACATTTCCTGAACATTTTTCACTTGATCCTTTAGTAGCTGTTAAACCTGAAATACCTTCTGGAGAAACTTCTAAATTTTTTATAGAAAAAAAAGATTTACATTCTAAAATGGCTAGTTTTGCTAGTAGCCAAGGAGGAGCTGACAAAATAGGTAATATTATGGTCTCTACCCATTTTGTTAGAGCACAGTTAGATTCTGTTATTGACTCAGCTGACCAAGATGGTATAGGAGTTTTAGATGTTATTAGGGGTATACTACAGGGTATAAATACAGCATTTGGAGATGTAAATGAGTTGGATATTAGTACTTTAGAAGATGGAGCTACTCATGTGATTGTAGATAGGAAAAACCCTGATCCTAAAAATATACCAACTTTTCAATTAACAGGTTTATCTAGTACTATAGTAGATATAAATTTATCGAGTAAAATTTCATCTCAAATAGCAGCACAAATTTCTATAGCTGCTCAAGGTAGTTCAGGTAATTATACTGATAATGTATCTACTATCCTTAAATGGAATATGGGAGCAGTTGATAGACATATGCCAGTTAAATCTCCTAAGAAAGATGAAACAGATACTAGTGAACAAGAGAAAAGATTTGAATCTTTCATAGAGGACCTTACAGAAGTGTATGAGGATTTTAATGAATGGGATGCCGACTATTTATCAGATACTTGGCAAGCTATGAAGGTACCTGCAACCGCATATATAAAACGTCTATACAGAGAGAATCTCAAAGAAAAAAAAGGAAAAGTTATAATACCAGGAGTAATTCCTGTAGAATTGACTATCAAAATGCTTGGTATCACAGGATTTAAAGTTGGATTATCTTTTAAAATCCCTAAAGGTATACTACCAAAAAAGTATGATGAGTATGGTTATATTATTACAGGGTTGGAAAATGAAATAGGATCGGACAACAAATGGTACACAACCTTAAAAACTCAATTTTATAGCGTATAATAATGTATTTACCTAAATTTAAACAAAAAGCCGGAGGAGAAATAGAAGGAACGTTAACTGATCCAGATACTGGATTAAGGTACACCGGTGCGTATGTAAGAGACTATAAAGGTAATTACTTTAAAGGAAGTAAAATTACAAGGAACTCTATTCCTTTAATATACAATGTTCCAGCAAAACCAGAAGCTAAGTTTATCAATCAAGCTATATATCCTACTGACAAGGAAATAGAAAAAGGTAAGATGAAAAGATATTTTGCTAAGGATAATAGAAACGGTAAAATTATAGAATTAACCAAAGATAGTTACTTAGCTGAAAATAAAAAAGATAAACTTTACGTTAATACTATTAAACTGGATTGGGAATTAAAAGAGGAACAGGATACTATAAAAGGATATTCAAATTTAAACTCTAAAGTAAAAAATGAAAATACTTTAAAGGAACTAGAAAAACAAATGCCTGGTTTAAGCCTTACAGTAAAGAATAATACTGAACAGTTTACTAACCTTAATAAATTATCGAGTAGAATAATACAAGAGAATTTAGCTGCTGAACCTGGAATATTTTTATATGCCGGTACCAACACTCCTTACAGCGGTCCTTATCATATACATCCTATACTAGGTCCTATGGTGGGTAACAATCATACTAGTAATTTTCACCAAAAATTAGAATACATTAAGAAATAGTTTGCTATTAATACTTTTTATCTTATATTACTAAAAAGGTTATATAAGTGTTTTATATAGTAGAAGAAGATAGTAAGTTAGAAAACTTAGAAAGATTAGCTAGACTAGGTCTGTATGTTGATGTTATATCAACAAACGATCTATATCATCCTAAGCTTACTTCTACTGTAGCAGTTTACATTAGACTTATTGATTCAGAACACGGTTATATAGTACCTATAGATCATAGTGAAGGACTCAACGTTTCAAAAGACCGTATCTACCGCATTCTTTCTTCTGCAAGTAAACTATATACTTTAAACAAGAAAAACTTGCTATATCACTTTAACTTACAGGATGCTATAGATATATCCTTACTTTACTCTATGACTAATTACGATAAATTAGAATACTCTAGAGAAAATGTAACTCTAAATTATTTTTACAATAAATTTAATTCTCAAAAGGATATTAATAAGGTAATTCCACTTAGTAAACTTTATGAGAGCTGTGAGAAAATATACTCTCAGGTAAAACAAAGTATTAAGATAGGTATACCATCAGGCTTTGATTTTTATAATAAAATTGCTACAAATGTCTTTTTTTTACTAGAGCAACATGGATTAGGAATATTCTACGAAGAATTTAATAAAATGTTTACTCCTAGGAATCCTCTTTTTAATACAGTAGATAATAAAGTTTTAACTCAATACAATTTATACAATGTTACATCTAGACCTACTAATGCTTTTAATAGCGTTAATTTCGCTGCTATTCCTAAGAGCGAACAACACAGAAAATGCTTCCGTCCCACTAATGATTACTTTGTTGAGTTGGATTTTGATGGTTATCACCTGCGTTTACTTTGTGAACAGATTGGATACACTTTATCAAGCGAATCAGCTCATACTCAATTAGCAAAACAGTACTTTAACAAAGAAGAAATCACAGAAGATGAATATGACAAAGCAAAACAAATTAACTTTCATGCAATTTATGGAAAGATACCCGAAAAATGGGCACACCTTGAGATCTTTACAAAGATTGATGAGTATATAAAAGAGTTATGGAAACAATTCCAAGATGACGGAGAGGTTTTGGCACCAATTAGTGGAAAACCTTTCACAAGCACGTTAAAAGAAATGAATCCTCAAAAATTAATGAATTATATCATGCAATCGTTAGAGACTTCGAGAAATATTCTTATATTAAAAGAAGTACTAAGGTATCTTGATAATAAAAAAACTAAAGTTGCTTTGTACACATACGATGCTATCTTATTTGACTTCAGTAAGGAAGACGGTAAGGAAACATTAGAAGATATACAGGAGATATTGGAAACTGGTAGTAAATATCCAATAAAATTTAAATACTCTAACAGTTTAGTTTTATAAACTAACTTCATATTTATATTAGAATGAATACCATTCAAGAAAAATTAGGTTTCGATTATGATTTTGACCCTATAGGACTATTTGAAGATATGAGTAATAAACTATTCTGTACATTTGCAACAGAAGATGAATTAGATACTGTACTCGAGGTTATTAAGGATAAATACAATATTATTTACAATAAAATATTTATACTTTATTCTAAAAGCCAGGACGAGTATATACTAACATATAATGTCGATTTCGGCAATGTATCTAGTTTTCTTCCTAACACAATATTGGTTCACCGTAAAAAGGAATCCAATACCCTCTATACTATTAACGCTCTTAATACTCTTATTAAAGAGTTAAATGGAGGAGTACTTGATACTACTTATAGAATTAACTGGCCTGACTTTAGAAACTGTGTCTTATTAACTAAAGGTTCTGAACTTAAAAGAATCAATACTAAGTTATTTAAGATAGTAGAAATTCAGTAAAATAATTTATTTTTAGTTGCCAGTTAAGTTTTTTATTCTTATATTATTATAAAGTTATAAATTAAAAACAGTTATATGGACTTAAATGCAATCAAGGCTAAACTAGATGCCTTAAACTCTAATGGTCAAGAGAGAGAAAAAACTGACTACACCAAAATATTTTGGAAACCTGAAGTAGGTAAGCAAACTGTACGACTAGTACCTTCTGCTTTTGATCCGACAATGCCATTCAAAGAGCTCAAATTTCACTATGGAGTAGGAGATCGACCAATGGTTGCATTGTCAAACTTCGGTAAACAAGACCCTATCGAAGAATTTGTAAACGAATTAAAAAAGACATCAGATAAAGACAACTGGTCTCTAGCTGGTAAACTTAACCCTAAAACTAGAATCTTTGCTCCTGTAATAGTTAGAGGAGAAGAAGATAAAGGAGTTAGACTATGGGGATTCGGTATTACTATATATAAAGCATTACTTGCTTTAATCGCCGATGAAGATATCGGAGATATCACAGACGTTATTAACGGATGGGACCTAGTCGTGGAGCAGGTACAAGGAAACCCTTACCCTCAGACTAGTGTTAGAATCAAACCTAAACAAACTGAATTATCGGATAATACTACACAAGTAGAGTCTTGGTTGAAAGAGCAACCAGATCCTATGGAAGTTCACAAACCTATGCAGTATGATTTCGTTAAAAAGCAACTGCAAAAGTATTTAGATCCTACTGCTACTACGGAAGAAGATCTACCAGCTGCAGGAGCTGAAGTTGCTTCACCTAAAACTGACTTTACGTTAGAAACAGCAACAGCAGGAAACCAAGATACAGTTAGTAAGTTTGATGATCTATTCAATGAATAATGGCGAAAAAAGAAGATACACAAGCTAAAGCGACCGCTGCTGTACGTAAGTCGTTTAATTTAGGTAATTTTAAGAAAAAGAAAGGTTTTGCTAATGCTTCTGTAAAGTTTAAGGAGCAAGGATGGATACCGCTTTCTAAAGCTTTTCAAGATATTACTTCCTTACCTGGTATTCCTACCGGACATATCACTCTACTACGTGGACATAGTGATACAGGAAAGACTACTGCTCTGATAGAAGCTGCGGTGAATGCTCAAAAACAAGGTATATTACCAGTCTTTATTGTAACTGAGATGAAATGGTCTTGGGAGCATGCTAAAGAGATGGGTCTAGAGTTTGAAGAAGTAACTGATGCTAATGGTACAGTTGTTGACTACGAAGGTCATTTCTTATACGCAGATAGAGGTATACTTAATACTATTGAAGAGGTAGCGGTTTATATTGCTGACTTGATGGACGAACAAGCTAAAGGTAACTTACCTTATGATATGTGTTTCTTTTGGGATAGTATAGGTTCAGTACCTTGTGATCTTTCAGTACGTTCTAATAAGAACAACAACGAATGGAATGCAGGTGCTATGTCTACTCAGTTTGGTAATAATCTTAATCAGAAGATTCTATTATCTAGAAAAGAAAACTCTCCATATACTAATACGTTAGTAGCTATTAATAAAGTATGGACTATGAAACCAGAATCGCCTATGGGTCAACCTAAGCTTCAGAATAAAGGTGGAATGTCTATGTGGTACGATGCTACTTTAGTGGTTACTTTTGGTAACATAACTAATCCAGGTACGTCTAAGATTAAAGCTATCAAAGCTGGTATGCAGGTAGAGTTTGCTAAACGTACTAACGTTCAAGTAGAGAAGAATCATATCGGCGGAGTACAGTCAAGAGGTAGAATAGTAATGACACCTCATGGTTTTATAGCTGATGATAAGAGAGATATAGATAAATACAAAGATGCCCATAAAGATCATTGGCTAAAATTAGTAGGATCAGTAGACTTCGATTTAATTGAAGAAGGAGATTTAGAAGAAACTCCTATTACTCCTAATATTTTAGATTAGTGTTTAATCAAGTACAAGTTTTTTCTAAAGAAGAATGTACTGCTATACTAGAAAGATATGCTACTAATACAGCATGGACTCCTGGAGCTGTAGGTAGACGAAGTAAAAAAAAAGTTACTCAATATAGAATAGTAGAAGAAGTATCAATACTTCATGATGAGTTTATTTTTGATACTATTAATAAACATACTACTCAATTAGGGTTGCTGAAAGAACTAGTCTTACTTAGATACACTCCAGGAGGAAAGTATAATAAACACAAAGATTCAAATCATCTTAATAATCGAATATATTCTTTTTCTATACCTCTCAATGTGGGTGAGTATAAAGGAGGTCAATTCTTCTTAGAAGATAAAGTAGTAGAATTAAAAACAGGTAGAGCTCTTATCTTTAACAGCTCTGAATACCATGGAGTAAAACCAGTAGAACAAGGTATAAGGTTTGTAATAGTTGGCTGGATACATAAAAATACAGAACAAAAACGTTCTATCATATAGATGTCATATAACGATATAATAAAAAACTTAAAAGAAACCCCTCCCCGAGCATTAAACGACCATATTTTAGTCGTTGATGCGATGAACACCTTAATCAGGTCGTTCTCGCTGCTCAAAGCGATGAACCCATCAGGCGCCCACGTTGGAGGCCTGGTCGGGTTTCTTCGTTCCTTAGGGTATGTTACTCGTATATTCGATCCAACTAGAGTAATAATAGTATGGGACGGTAAAGGAGGATCTGCTAATAGAAAGAATATTGATCCTAACTATAAAGCACAACGTGCTACTAGTAGAATTACTCATTGGGGTCTATACGATACTAAAGAGGAGGAAACAGAAGCATTGATAGGGCAGCTATACAGAACTCAAGACTATTTGGACTGCCTTCCAGTACATCAGTTAGTCATGGACAAGTTAGAAGCTGATGATATAATGGCTTGGATTGCAAAAAAAGCTTCTACCTCAAACGTAAAAAAGTGTACTATAGTTTCATCAGATAAAGATTTTTTACAGTTGGTAGACGATACTATAGAGGTATATGCACCAGTTAAAAAGAAAATCTTTACAAAAGATAACATATTTCAAGAACTAAAGGTACTACCAGAGAATTACAATATAGTAAAAGCATTAACTGGTGATAACTCTGATAATCTTCAGGGAGTTAAAGGATTAGGTATTAAGACTATTGTAGCTGAATTTCCTAAACTACTTACTGAAAAAACTAATCTCGACTATGTTTATAAAGTAGCAGAAGAAAAATTAGACGGCAAAAAGATTTTCGCTAAAATTATTCATAATTGGAGAAAAGTTGAAACTAACTTCGAACTTATGGATCTACACATTACAGCTTTAGATGATAAAGAAAAAGAATATGTAAACGAAGTACTTAATTCACCAGTACCTGATTTACAGACTGGTGCCTTCCTTCATTCACTAGATCAAGACAAAATAGAAGGAATTACTAAAAACACTGAAGGATGGCTAGAAAACTTTAGAAGACTAACTACTGTATCATGAACTACAAAACACTACTCATAGGAGTATTTTTATTTTTAATTGCTCAAGCTCTGTCTTGGTTTCAAACTAATGGACAGTTTCTCAATACTTGGGTTAAAGAGAACCCTTTTTGGGTTGCAGCTTTGATGGGTATACCGGTCGGTATGAGTTACATATACGGTACTACATATATAGTAGAAGCATTCGATGGAAAACTGTGGCCTTCTAGATTATTAGGATTCGCAACTGGTATATTTAGTTTTACTTTACTCACATACATCTTTATGAAAGAAGGAGTAAATATGAAAACTGGAATAATATTAATATTAGCACTTGTTATAGTGTTACTTCAAGTTTTTTGGAAATATGATTAAAGGAGTTATAGCAGGTAATTTTGACGTACTGCATCCAGGATATATTAAGATGTTTTCTGAGATGAAAAAAAACTGTGTTGTATTAGTAGTACTATTACATACTGATCCTTCTATTGAAAGACCACATAAACTTAAACCTGTACTTTCACCTGATGACAGAAAAGATATACTGATGGCTTTAGGAGATGTTGATGATGTTATAAGGTATACATATGAGGAACAGTTATACGATTTACTTAAAGTAGGAGAATTTGATATTAGGTTTTTAGGAGATGATTATATAGATAAGCCTTTTACTGGAGACGATTTAAAAATACCAATTCACTATCTGAACAGAGATCATGGATGGAGCACAACTAAATTTAAAAAATTAATAGCTGAAAGTTATGAAAAAAGCAATAATAGTTAGCGGATACTTTAATCCTCTACATAAAGGTCATTTAGACTTATTTGAAAAGGCTAAAGAAATAGGTGATTTACTTATAGTAATTGTGAATAACGATAATCAAAGGAAAATGAAAGGTTCTAAATTCTTTCAGGATGAAGATGAAAGAATACGTATTATTAGATCCTTATCTATAGTCGATATGGCCTGGATTTCAATAGATAAAGATTCTACTCAAAATGCTACATTAAAGGTAATGGTAGATAAATTCTACGGTTCGGTAAAACTCGCATTTGCTAACGGTGGCGATCAAAATAACGAAACTATACCAGAAGCTGATATATGCAAACAGTTCGACATAGAATTGATTGATGGCTTAGGAGATAAAATACAATCAAGCAGTTGGTTGTTAGATAAAAAGTAATTATATTATAACAAAGGTTTTATATGACATTAAAGAGTTTACAGCAGTACGGGAAAGGGTTTCAGTTAAAGGTCTTAGGATCTCTACTTACTGATAAAAAGTTTTTATTAAACGTTAGGGATGTATTGCATGATCACTATTTTGATGCTGATTCTCATAAATGGATAATTAAGCAGATATGTGAGTATTTTGATAAGTATCATACTAACATAACTATGGATGTTCTTAAAGTAGAACTTCAAAAGCTAGAAAACGAAATACTTCAAGTAGCACTCAAAGAAGAGTTAAGAAACTCATATGAAGCTACACAAGACGATTTAGAATATGTACAGGAAGAGTTTCAAACTTTCTGTAAGAATCAAGAAATGAAAAACGCTATACTGAACTCAGCTGATTTACTTAAAGAAGGAGACTTCGATGGTATTAGAAATCAAGTAGAAAAAGCTATGAAAGCAGGTATGGATAAAAATATTGGACATGAGTATAATAAAGATGTTGAAACTAGGTATAGAACTGATTACCGTCCTACCATTCCTTCTCCTTGGCCTATTTTTAATGATGGTATTCAAGGAGGATTTGGACCTGGCGACCTTGGTATTGTTTTTGGTAATCCTGGTGGCGGTAAGTCGTGGACTATGGTTGCTATCGCTGCTCATGCTGTTAAGCTTGGCTATAAAGTTAATTACTATACGCTCGAGCTCGGAGAGGATTATGTGGGAAAACGATTTGATTGCTACTTTACAGGGTACTCTATTGATGAGGTTAATAAACACCGTGAGGAAGTCCAAACCTATGTAGATGGGCTTAAAGGTAAGCTTATAGTAAAAGAATACCCTCCTAAAGGAGCTACAGTTAATACTGTTAAGTCTCATATTCAAAAATGTATAGATATGGACCATAAACCTGACTTAGTTATTATTGACTATGTTGATTATCTGAGAGCTCCTTCCAAAGGTAAGTTTGCTGAACGTAAGGATGAAATCGATGATGTATTTATAGCTACTAAAGGTTTAGCAAAAGAGATGAAAATACCAGTCCTTACACCTTCACAAGTAAACAGAATGGGAGCTAAAGATTCAGTAATTGAAGGAGATAAAGCTGCTGGTAGTTATGATAAAATGATGGTAGCAGACATATGTATATCTTTATCTAGACAGAAAGAAGATAAAGTTTTAGGAACAGGACGTGTTCACGTAATGAAAAATAGATATGGTCAAGACGGTATGACATACGATGTAAAAATGGATACTAATAATGGACATATTGAATTTTTAGGTAAATCGGAAAGTGGTAATGGGACGACAGACAAGTTTGAATTATTAATGAATAAAATTTAAGGTTTTTTAGTAGAATGTGGAATATATATTCTATTTATTACCATGCCCGAAAGACCTCGTCTGACGGGTATTCCTGTCTTAATTAACAAATAATATATAAAGATATATGAGCTTATTAGAAGAACGCGTAGTGTACAAACCTTTCGAATACCCTAAGGCATACGACTACTGGTTAAAACAACAACAAGC